GTAAATTTAAAATTAGGTTCTGCTACTATTTCATGTTCAGCTACTACAACTCAAGTGGGATTAATGATAGGCGTTGGAGCTTCTACTAATTCTTCTTCCGTTACCACAACTCAAGTATGTAAAAGATTAAGAGAAGGCGAATCGGCTAATTCTGCTAATGCTACATTGACAGGAATTGGCTTATTTGTTGGTCAAACTGCTGTATTATCTCAATCAACGTCTGCTACAATAACAAATTCAGCTAAAATAACCTTTGGAGTTTCAGCTAATTCTTCTACTGCTACAGTTTCTTCTAAAGGGGGATTAATTATAGACGGAAATCCTAGTCAAATCTCCTCAAATGTGGTAAGTAATTCTGTAGCTGAAGTAGCTTTTGCTTTTTATGGTTCTTTAGCTTCTTCCGTTTCTCAAACATCTAGTGGGGAACGTGTTAGACTCGGTCAAATCGCAAGTCAATCAAGCGTTAGTATTGAAACTATAGGTGATATTCTATGGGAAATACTAGATTCTGAAACGAGTACCCCTGAAAATATTGCTTGGAATGAATTAACAGAAGGTAATTCTCAAACTTGGAATGAATTATCTTATGGCAATAACTTAGTTTGGAATGAATTGTCGAGTGGTAATTCACAAACTTGGAATGATTTAACAGAAGGCAATTCAGAAAGTTGGACTGAATTACCTAATCCATAAGGAGAATAAATGGCTGATACTACCACAACTAATATGACAATGACGAAGCCTGAAGTTACGGCTTCTAGTAATACTTGGGGAACTAAACTTAACACAAACTTAGATACAATAGACGCTGAATTTGCGAAAAATTATGCTGGAAATCCTAACACAAATGTTGCTGGAGATTATGTTGGTCAAACTCTTTGGGATAGCACAAACAATACGGTATGGGTTTGTGAAACGGCTGGTAATGCTGCAAGTGCAGCTTGGATTCAAACTTCAGCTTCCCAATGGACTACAGCTCGTACTTTAGCTTTAACAGGCGACGTTACGGGGAGTGCTGCTATAGACGGATCAGCAAATGTAAACTTAGCGACTACAGTACAAGTAGACTTAACAGGCTGTATTCAAATGTGGGCTGGAGCTTCAGCTCCGAACTCTAGTTGGAAAATTTGTAATGGAGACGCAATTTCAAGATCAACGTATTCTGCTTTATTTGCAATTATTGGTGTAACGTACGGAGTCGGTGATGGATCATCAACCTTCAATATTCCAAACTTAGAATCAAAAGTGCCTGTTGGAAAATCTGGCTCTTATGCTTTAGGGAGTACGGGTGGAGCTGCTACAGTTTCTTCTTCAGGCTCTATTGCAGCGATTACTCCTGCTGGATCAATAGCAACATCAGTAAGTGGTTCTGTAGATAATCATGCAATTACGGTTGCACAAATGCCAAGCCACGATCACTATTTGTTTGCCGATCATTCAATGGAAGGCAGCAGTTCAGATTGGGTAAGGGTTAATAATACTTTATGGACAAATGGTGATGGACACGCTGCTGGTAAAGAAAAATCAGCGTCCCTTGAATATTATCAAGGATCAGGTTCAGACGATTTTAAATATCGTATTGCTTATGATACTGCTAATGCTACTCCTTCAGCTCACCCGTCTTCTAATACGGGAAGTGGATCAGCTCACTCTCACGGATCAAGTGGTTTATCTGCTTCTTCTAGCTTTACAGGAAACTCGGTAACTCCGTCATATACAGGATCAGCGACCTCAGTCGTTCAGCCTTATGTAGCATTAAATTACATTATAAGACTATGATTTATCGTTGGAATGGTTTTAGATTTCCACCTAAAGACGAAAAACTAAATACAGCAATAATTATTTTGATAATTTTATGGCTCTTACAAAATTAAAAATACCTTCAGGAATAAGTAATAATAAATCTGAATACGCAGAAGAAGGGCGTTGGATTGATTGTGATTTAGTCCGTTTTAAAGACGGAAAACCACAAAAATTAGGTGGTTGGATTGCTAATACTGATTTTTCTACTTTTACAGGAGCTTGTAGAGGTCTATTTACTTGGAGAAATGATTACGGGGTTATTTATTATGTTGCTGGTACGGACCAAAAAATCTATTTAAATGACGGTGGTATTCAAACAGATATAACTCCAACTAGTTATAATCACGGAATATTAGATTCATCTTTTCAATATGGATATGGTGTTGGGGCTTATGGAAATGCAGCTTATGGAACTGCGAGATCGTCCTCTACTCTATCTCTTGACGCTACGACTTGGAGCTTCGATACTTTTCAAGAGTATTTGTTAGCTTTGCCAACGGCTGGAACTTTATATAGTTTCCGTGTTGGTACTGATAGTGTATTACAAACAGTTACTAATGCTCCTACAAATAATCAATATATGCTTGTTTCAGATCAACAGCATATTATTTGCTTTGGGGCTGCAAATGATCGTCAAACGATTAAATGGGCTTCGGCTGGATCATTAACTGATTGGACTGCTACTGCTACTAATTCTGCTGGATCATTAACACTTACAGACGATAGTTTTATTCGTTGTGCTAGAAAAATACGTTCAGGGATTTTAGTTTTTACAGATAGAAACGTATATCTAATGAGTTATCTTGGATCACCTTTTTATTATGGAATTAATCGTGTTGCTTCTAATTGTGGGACTTTATCCAATAAAGCAACTGTCGCTATTCAAGATCAATTATTTTATATGGGACATAATGATTTTTTTGTTTTTAATGGTGGTGTACAACCTATTCCCTGTCCTGTTCACGAATATATTTTTTCAGATTTAAATAAATTTCAAGCTGCAAAAGTTTATGGTGGATTAAACCCAAACTTTAACGAAATTATTTGGTTTTATCCGTCTGCTTCTTCAACTGAGAATAATCGCTATGTTATATTTAATTATAAAGAAAATTCTTGGGCTATTGGAAATTTAGAACGTACAGCTTGGTTAGGTGATAGAGATTTACCTAAACCGATTGCGACAAATTCTTCAGGAGCTACTTACACTCACGAAGAAGGAACTACAAACGCTGGATCGGCTATGACAAGCTATATCACTTCAGCTCCGTTTGATATTGGCGAAGGAGAGAATATGGTTAAGGTAAATGAAATTATTCCTGATTTTAAATCAGTTTCAGATACAATAAATTTACAATTTACTACAAGGCTTCACCCACAAGATTCTGATTTAACTTATACTGCTTCTGCTATTACAAGTACGACCAAAAGAATTCCTATAAGAGTACAAGGAAGACAAGCTAAAATAAAAATATCTTCTTCGTCTGCAACGGCTAATTGGAAACTTGGAGATTTTAGGTACGATATAACTCAAGGGGGAAGACGTTAAATGCCTTTAAATCTTCCTGATACAAACGATCCAAATATGCAAACTTCTAAAAAATTACTAGAAGAAGAAGATAAAAAGAATCAAAAAACAGATAAAAATTATTTAATTACAGGGGGAGTAAATATCATTCTTCAGTCTGCTAATGGAACTTATTATAAAATAGAGGTGGATAATTCGGGAAACCTATCAACCTCAAGTACGACGCTATTATGATTAAACCGAGAGCATTATCAAAATATGAGCTATTTTCTCGCTGGAAGACTGAAATAGTGCCTCTTTTAGATGAGATTAGAAAAGCTGTAAATGCCGATTGGACTGAAGATGATATTGAAATTTCAGTCAATAATAATGAATCTGTGGTCTTTATTGTTGAGACAAATAATGCTATAAAAGGTCTAATTGTTCTCACGCCGAGACATACCTTCGACAAGCTTGAACTACATTGTTGGGCTACTGTCGTTAAACCCCCGTTAAAATTAAAAGATTATTGGGATTGGATTAAGTTTCAAGGCAAATGTCTTGGAGCTGAAACAATTACTTTGGAGACAAATCGCCCAATGGGTAGAAAATTTAAATTCTTAAAGCCTGTTTATACAAAATACGAAATGAGAGTCTAATATGGGATTTATGGGTGGCTCAAGGAGCGAAACAAAATCTGAAACTAAAATCCCAGCTTGGCTCGAAGCTGCTGGAG